AGGGATATATAAAGGAGCTGTTATATATGCTGATAGTGCAGAGCCTAAGTCTATAGCAGAGCTACAGACAGAGGGATTTAATGTACTACCAGCAACTAAAGGTCTTGACTCAATCAGAGCAGGTATTGATATGTTACTTTCAAAGGAAGTATTCTATACAGAGGAGTCAGAAAATCTAGCCATGGAGTCACAAGAGTACAAGTGGGCTGTAGACAGGGACAAGAATCCAACCAACAAGCCAGTTGACTCTAATAATCATATTATTGATAGTGTACGCTATTGTGTATTCACATCATCAGTACAGCCTTTTGTCGGCGTTGCGTAGTGTGGTATAATTATGTTATATGAAAAACCCATTTAAAAACATGTTCACAAAATCAAGTGACAATAAATATACACTTTATAAGTCTGTAGGAAACGGAGGATCACTAACAAACATAACTCCTTCTAAGGGGTTAGATTTTAATGAAATATCATTGTATCTTAATAGGGGTATTGCAAAAAGGTCTGAAAAGGTAGGAGAGATTGATTTTTCTATTATTGATAAGAATGGGGAAAAAATAGAAGACCATTACTTAAACGATTTACTAGACAATCCTTCAAAGCAATATACAGGTGACCAATTTTGGAATCTAGCTAATACATACAGAGATGCAACAGGTTTTGTTGTTATGAAGAAAATTACAGACGGAGAAGAACAAGTATTTGATAAAGGGAAAAGAGAAAAGAGAGTTACAGAGCTTAAAATATATAACTCATCAAGAATTAAAGTAAACCTTAATGTAAACCAAGATGAGGTTATTAGTTTTACATATACATCAGCAGGAGGAGGAACAGAAGTTATAAAATATGACGATGCTATTTACTGGTACAATCCAGACCCTAAAAACCCACTGCTAGGAATACCACTTATGACAGCAGGTGTTAGAGCAATTACTTCTGACCTTGCAATTACAGAACACCAAGCAAGTGTTATTAAAAACGGAGGAGTAGTAGACTCAATTCTTACATTTAAAAATGTACCTAATGCTGAAAGTCTAGCTAAAATTAAAAAAGATTATATTAGAGAGTATGGAGCAGGAACTAGCAACGGTTCTCCTATGGTACTTGGAGGAGATACTAAATACGAAAGACTAGGATTATCACCTCAAGAAATGTCATTCGTAGAATCAAGACAACTACTAATTGATGATATTGTTGTTATTACTTCAGTACCTAAAGTTATTCTTGGAGTTACAGCAGGTGAAACTTTTGCTAATGCAGAAACAGGATATGCAATATTCTTAAGAGAAACAATAGCTCCTATCATTAAAGACCTTGCAAATGTCCTTAATTGGAAACTAGCTCCAAGTGATGCGACTATCGTGGCTATTGACCCTACACCTAAAAACAAAGAAGAAAACTTGGCAGAATTAAAAGCAGGACATGACTCTAATTCGCTAACTCTTAATGAAAAAAGACATTATCTAGGTAAAGAACCAATAGAAGGGGGAGATGAAAGACCAAACAAGCCTGCTGAACAGCCTGTGGTCGCTTCTAAGGAGGAGAAAACGAAAGCAGGAGTATTCGTTCATCCACTAAGAAACAAGGCTTTTAGAAACGATTATTATGTAAACTATGTTAAAAGCGTTCAATCAAAAGAAAGAAGTTTTAAAACAAGTTTAAAAAAATACTTTAAGGAGCAAGAAGAAAGAATCTTATCTAATATCTCATCAAGGAAACAAGTAAAAATAAAAGGGATAGAAGATGACATATTCAATGAAAGCCTAGAGGTAGACCTAACACTTCCGTTACTAAGAGATATGGAAGCAATCTCAAAGGAAGTAGGTCAAGAAACAATGGATATATTTGCAGGAGGTAAAGATTTTGTATACACAAGCGATGTAGCAAGTGCAGTAGACAAAAGATATGCGTTCTTCGCTAAAAGTATTAACGCTACAACAGCAAAAGCCGTAAAGAAAGAAGTTACAGAATGGTTAGCTAAAGAAGAAACTATCAATCAGCTTAAAGAAAGAATGAAAGGGGTATATAACACGATTGATGATTCAAGACTTACAACTATTGCACTAACAGAATCACAAAGCATTGCACAGCTGTCTAAAATGGCAACATACAAACAAATAGGAATACAAACAAAGATATGGGTATGGTCAGCAGGAGCTAAAGGAGGAGTGCGAGATGAACATGCCTCAATAGACGGAGAAGAAAGACCAATGGGGACACCTTTCAGTAATGGAATGATGTACCCACAAGATCCAAACTTTGGTGCAGACGAAAATGTGAACTGTCTTTGTACAATTTAGTCAACTTAATTAAAAAATGGTATAATACTTATATATGGAAAAATATTACACAATTACAACAAAATCATTAGTAGAAGAGGGAGCTGAGAACCTACAGGACTTATGGACTAAGGTGCAAAAGAAAGGTTGTACAGCCTTAACATATAGTGTTCCAACACAATTTAAGAGTGTTACAAAAGAAGAAAACCTATTTGATGTAATATTCTCGTCAGCAAAAGAAGACCGTCATGGCGATATAATTATGCAGGATTTTGATTTAAAAAACTTTAAGAAAAATAGTGTGTTTCTTGACTCACATAATTATGGTTCAATAGAACATATTATCGGTGAGGTTACTAAGATTGGAGTAGAAAAAGGGAAACTACAAGGACAAATAAGATATGCACTAATGAATCCTAAAGGAGCATTAGCATACGAGATGACAAAGGAAGGATTTATCAAGGCAACATCTATCGGATTTATACCTTTAGAGTTTGATAAAGATTTTAAAATTATAAAGTCAGAACTATTAGAGATATCAGCAGTAGCAGTTCCCTCACAGGCAGAAGCTCTATTTAAAGAGTTTAAAGAATCAAAAACAAAAGACATTGAGGAAGAAGAACCTGATGTAATAGTGGAAGTACCAGAAACAATAGAAACTCCTGCAATAGTAGATAAAAAGAAGTTCACTATTTCAGCAATAGCTAAAGCACTAGACACAATGGAATCTAAGAATCTAGCAGAAAAGAAAAGAAGTATCTACAAAGCACTTCGTAATCTTTAATATATTTCAAGTATAGATATTCAGCATTAAAAACACCTTAGCTGAGGGTCTTGTAACAAATTATTCATTAATTATTCATATTTATTATGCTTGAATTACTTAAAATGCTGAAGGCTCTAAAGCTAAAAGGTTTCGCAACTGCATCTGAAAAGACACAAGTTGTAGACTGGGCTAAAGAGGTATCAGAAGAAGAAGCAGAAGTTGTAGCAGAAGATGTAGCTGTTGTGGCAGAACTTCCAGAGGAAGATCCAAAGGAAGAAGCTGATGCAGAGAAAGTTGTTAAAAAAGCTTTCGGAAAGGTAGAAGAGAAAATGTCTAAGAAATTAGATGACTCTGTATCTGAAATGAAGTCTGACATTGAGTCATTCATTAAGACACAAAAAGAACTTGTGTCTAAAAATGCAGGTTCAGGAGAAGAAACTATTGTTGCAAAAAGGAAAGAAATTAACACTTACCTTAAAGGGTTTGCAATGGCTGTTATCACAGGTGACGATACAAAGGCAAAGGAAATGACAACTGATGCAACTGGATCACCATTTGCAGGATATGCAGTTGATTCAGAACTATCAGCAGAAATTCGTGCTCTAACAACAACTTACGGAGTTGCTAGAAGGGAAATGTTCTCAACACCACTATCAAAGAACTCATACGAAGCTAACTCTCTGGCAACAGATGTTACAGTTGGGTGGGTATCAGAGGCAGGTGTTATCGGTTCAACTCAAATCGTTCTTGGTCAAACAGAACTAAAGTTGAAGAAAATCGGTGCTATCGTAGCTCTTACAAGAGAGTTAATGGAAGACGAGGAAGTAGACCTATTTGGATTTATTGCTACTCGTGTTGCTGAAGGATTTGCACTTGCAGAAGATAGAGCTTTCTTTATCGGAGCAGGATCAGGAGATACAGCTAATGGAGGGTTCACAGGTATTACAGCTAACGCTTCAGTACCAGTTGTAAACTTAACAGGAGCACTATCTACTCTATCTATCGAGAAGATTTACGAAACTAAAGATACACTTCCACAAGGAGCTCAAGCTAACGCTAAGTTCTACGGACATAGAAGTATTAAGTCTAATGTTCGTCTACTGAAAGATGGAAACGATCAATTCATCTATCTTGACCCTATCAACAACGCAGGTCTACCTACACTTCTAGGAAAGCCATTTGTTGAGGTAGAGGCTATGGTTGATTCTGCAAATATTGCAGATACAGACGGAGTAGTTCTTCTATACGGAGATCTAAAGAAGTCATCAATCCTAGGTTACAAATCTGGAATTGTTGCAGATAGATTTAACTCAGGAGTAATTAAGAATGTAGCAGGTGATGCTGACATAAACTTACTTACAACTGATCGTGAGGCTATCAGATTTATCACAAGAGTAGGAGCGATTACAATCCTTCCAACAGCTTGTGTAGTACTACAAACAGTAAGTTCATAGAACTTAGAGGCTAATAGGTCAGAGGATTAAGTTCCTCTTACTTATTTAGCAACTAATTAAAAAATTATGCTTAAATATATAAATAACAAAACAAAAGAAGTTTTATATTCAGTAGATAAACTGACAGGCGATAAAGCTACAGAACATACTTATATTGGTATTACTAGAGATGTACCAAAGAAAAAAATGAATATCAAAAATAGTAAAAGTTTTACTAAAAAGATAATAAAGAAAACAGATGAATAAACAATATTGCGAAATTGAGGACATAGAAAACTACCTAACAATTAGTATAGCTTTAGAGTTTCAAGCACAAGTCGAGTCATGGATCGAGGGTGTTTCAGAGTTCATTAGAGAAACAACTCAAAGAGATTGGAAAGCAGATACAGTAGCATCAGAGAGATTCTTCGATGGTGACGGGTATCAAGACCTTAGAATAGATGATTTTATAGAAACACCTATAGTTAAAACAGGAGAAGACTACAACGAAAGCATGGTAGCAACTACAGACTTCGT